GCGACGACGGCTTCGATTTATCTATGCGCAGCAATATCATCTCAATACCCGAGGGCAGAATTTGACTTTTGATGATAAACCTTATCTGGAGGCGATATATAGAGACTTATCTCAAAAAATTGTTGTAAGAAAATCCGTCCAATGTGGAATTTCAGAGTGGGCGGTTTGTGATTGTTTTCGGAATGCCGAATTAGGATTGAATACACTTTATGTTTTGCCGAAATACACCTTGCGCAACCGATTTGTCAAGCGGATTGACAAGGTAATTAGCCGTTCCGTATATTATCGGGAACGCATCGGGGATACCGATAGCCTTTGGCAGAAAAGATACTGTGGTGCTGATATAATTTTCGCATCCTCCGAGACTGATTCAGATTTCATTGAGTTTCCTGCTGATTGTATCATTATTGACGAATTGGATAAATGCCATCAGGGAAACATATTGCTTGCTCCTGACAGAATCTCTGCAAGCGAATATAAACTTGAGCGGAAGGTTTCTACGCCTACTCATGAGGATTTCGGCATTGATGCTGAATACAAGGAATCAGACCAGAAGGAATGGCAAATAAAATGTGAAAGTTGCAATGAATGGCAGCCCCTTGATTTTCTTGTGAATGTAGTATCAGAGATAGCTGACAAGCGTTATGAATTATTAGACAAAGATTGGAGTGAAGGGAGCGGCAAGGATATAAGGGTTTTTTGCAGAAAATGTAACCAATTAATAGATAGACTTGCGAAAGGGGAATGGGTAGCTCAATATCAAAATAAAGAGACAAGTGGTTATCATATAAACAAATTATTCTCCGTTCAGACGACAATTGCCGAACTCTGGCAAGCCTTTCAAAAAGGTTTGGCCAATCAAACTTTATTGCAGATTTTTTACAACTCTGGTTTGGGATTGGCGCATACGGCGGAAGGAGACAAGCTCTCCGAGGCAATCCTGAACGCTTGTGTAAGCGAGCATCCAATACAATCGCAATCGAAGACTCCATGTTATATGGGAATTGATGTTGGGAATCTTCTTCATGTAGTCATAACTGATGGGCAAAAGGTAATTTTCATCGGCATTCGCTCAACAGCCAAAGAGTGTGCGACTTTGATAGAACAATTCAAAGTCAAATCCTGCGTAATTGATATGCGTCCTGAAACAAGATGGGCGAAGGATATTCAGGATGCACATAAAGGAAAAGTGCTACTTTGCGAGTATATTGACAGTGACGAAACAAGAAGGCGGGTTAATGTGGTTGATAGACAGAAAGGTAAGGTTCAATCTCATCGCACTCAATCAATTGATAGCATGGTAGCGAAGTTGTTGAACAGTGAGATGAAGTTGCCAAAGAATGCTAAATCAATTCCTGGTTTTTTTGACCAGATGACCAAGTCGGTGCGCATTTTAGAGGAAACAGCGAGAGGATTAGAAGCCCGGTGGTCTAAAGGCATTGACCACTATTTTCATGCGATGAATTACGTTGTAATTGCTCAGTCAATTTTCAAGTCGTTGTTGATGAGTTTTTAATGGTGGTGCGCTTGCGCTCGTTGCTAATATGCCCCTGGTTGTTCCATCAGATGACACTGCTCGGAGTATTGGAGCGTTGGGAAAGCGGGCATTGGAGCATTGGAGCGTTGGAGCGTTGGGGCAAAAACAAAACCCAAAAGTCTTAGTCTTTTGCCCCAGTGCCCCAGCGCCCCAGTGCCCCATTGCTCCATTTCCCCAGTGCCCTCTTTTACAGGAAGCGCACATTACCATCGGTCATATTATCGTTGATGTGGTTGAGCGGGCTTTGGGGCTATGTAGATGGATGTAGGAATATTTCAGATTTTTTGTGAGGGCAAAGATAGGCATATGAGTAATATTAATAGACGGGAATGGGAAGTAAAACTAGGCAGACTTTCGGATGACTTGTTGATGGAAATGGCAAGGGAGCAAAATATCGACACTTCGTTTATGTTGACAGCGCTTGCTCCTCGTTACGCCTTAATTACTGCTATCATTGATGCTAAAGGGAATAAGTTTGTCTCTTTTAGGGATCGTATTGTGACCAAGCATGCAAATACCCAGATGGAATAATCTCAAAAACCAATATACTGCATGGCGTTCGCGTCGGCTTCAGTGGAAAGTTGCCAAAGCGGAGGCGAAAGCAAAGCAAAGCCGATATAAGGCGGATGCCGCCCGCTATGAAGGTATCGCCCGTGGGCAGTGGGTGGCGAAAGAGGTCAAGATTGAGAATCGGGTTCAGAAGCCGAAGAAAGATTCTACTGAACAGGAATTTCTTGAGACCTATGGCACGGGGGTATGGGTATATGCTGCATGCAATGCCATTGCGGAGAAGTTAGCAAGCGTTCAACCGCAACTTGTTGACGGCGATAATGAAGTTCAGGATGCCGATGAGATACTACGTCGCATTCAGAAACCGAATCCGCATCTTACTCAATATGGGTTGTTTGAATTGACACAACTCTGGAGGGATTTAGCAGGAATTGCCTACTGGCATGTCCCTAAAGATGAACCGGGAATATTCCCCCTGCGCCCTACTCGAATGGCGATAGTTCCGGGGAATGGCGGGGTCGCCGGGTATGCGTATAAGAAGAAGGGCTTTGACAGGCGAATAACGAAAAGCGGCTTCAAGAGCGAAATGATAACCCGTGATGATTTTGAATATACGATGGCGGTACACAAGGGGGAAGAACCAGTGCGGACAATCAAAGGGATTAATAAAAATGAATGGATACCCTTTGATGCAGACGAGGTTATTGACTTCAAATATGCGCATCCCTACAACGATTTCTATGGAATGAGTCCCTTGCAGCCATTGATTCTCTCGCTTGAGACTGAGTTATACGCCCGTTCATGGAACAAACGCTTTTTTGAAAATGGGGCGGTTCCATTAGGAATCATGATTGTCCCTGAAACGATAGACCCGGCTGAATTTAAGACCTTACAGGAAGAATGGGACAAAAAGCATGGCGGGGTTAAAAAATCCAATAAGATAGGATGGTTAAATCATGAAATAGAATTTAAAGAGATTGAACTTGGTCCTAAAGATGTGGAGTTTCTTAATCTTATCAGAATGACCAGAGAGGATACACTTGCCGTTCTGAATGTCCCTCCAGTTATGGTGGGCATCTATGAATTTGCGAACACAACCAGCCGCTCTGCAGGGGTTAAGGAGCAGCGCCAGATATTCTGGCAAGACTGCATTATTCCTAAACTCAGGGGTATTTATGACAGCCTGAACCTGCATTTTTATCCCGAAGGCGATATTAAGTTAGCCCCTGGCTTGACCGACATTGATGCCCTGCAACCCGAATGGACGGAGGTTGCGAAGGGGGCGAAGGATGCGATGTTTGGTGGGTTGGCGGTTGAAGAGGTCAGAGAGATATTTTGGAAGAAGACGGGACCGCCGCCTGGTGAGATTTACCTACCATCAACCATAACGCCCACCGGTGATATTGAGGAGGCTGAAGAGAGAGGAACATCGTATCGGTTGATAAATCTAAAAAAAAAACTAAAGGCGGAAGTGGAACGGACGGCGCTCTGGAAATCATATATTAAGCAGATAATGCCTCTTGAGAACAATCTTTTCGACTGGCTTAAAAAGTTGTTTGGAGAACAGGAGAAGAGGACGCTTGCGAACCTTGACGAATTATGGAAATTGGATGCCCCCGTTGGAGTTCAAAAGGGGCGGGAAGATATTCTCAACCTGTTTGATTTCAATACGGAAGTGGGGGAATTCTCCGAAGGCGCAAGGGTCAAATTCATTGATTTGATGTCCGAACATGCACAGGACATTCTGGGTGACTTGGGTGTCTCAATGACTTTCAACATCAGTGATGTTCGAGTACAGAGCGCCCTGCAGAATCTGTCGTTTACCTTTGCCGATTTGGTGAACCGTACAACACAGGAACAATTACGAATCACCTTGAGCGAAGCAATATCCGAAGGTGAGGGCATTGGCAAGATAAAGAAGCGAGTGCAGGAAGTTTTCAAGGATACGGTGCGAGGCGAAGCCCCCAGAGCGAGGATGATAGCTCGGACGGAAATCATTTCAGTGACGAATGCAGGAACGAAGGAGGCTTATCGTCAGTCGGGAGTTGTCAAAGAGAAGGAATGGTTGTCAAGTAGAGACAATCGAGTAAGAGAGACACACGCCGCCGCTGATGGTCAGCAGGTAGCACTTGATAAAGCGTTTTCTGTTGGTGGAACATCGCTTGATTATCCAGGTGACCCGAACGCCCCGCCACAGGAGAGGATAAATTGTAGATGTACGATGTTGGCTGTTTTGAAGGAATAAACGGAGCGATGTAGATGGAGGTATCTGTAGAATGAATTTAGCTGATAGAATCAAAACCCAGACGGGGCTTTCTCCTGAAGATGCGTTAGAGCAGGGAAAATATATCATCAAGGCAACCCGCAAGATAAAGGGGATTGACGAAGAAAAGAACCAGATAACGATAACGATAAATGACAATTCGGTTGACCGTGATGGTGATATTGTTAAGCCTTCTTCATTTAAAGGCCATCTTGATTGGTACTTGGACAATCCTGTGGTTCTTTTTGCGCATAATCATAGGGAGCCGCCCATTGCTAAAATGGTTGATTATACTCTGACTGATGATAAATTTGTAGCGGTTGACCAGTTTGCTGTTGATGAATATGAATTTGCTGCTACCTGCTGGAAACTCTGCGCCGGTGGATATATGAAATCAGCTTCAGTCGGATTTATTCCAGAGGGATGGGAAGACCCACAGGACGATGATAGGCCGTCGGGCTTGGAAGGGATAATTTATACCAAGTGCGAACTTCTTGAGCATTCCATCCTTCCTATTGGTAGTAACCGCAATGCCCTCATAAAGATATATCAGAAGACTAAGGGGCATTGGGATCCAGTAGTCTCAAAGATGATTGAGAAACTCATCGAACAGCCTCTAAAATTGAAATGCGGGCATAAGGTGGTTTATGATGCCGATGGTAATGTAATTGAACCGTGTCCAATCTGTGATGGAATGCCCCAAAGTTGGTCAGCGGTGAAGGATACTTCCATCCTTACAACGCCAGCGGAGATTTTGGCATGGACAACGGGCATAGGCACATATTCAACTAACGGAAGCAATAAAGCAGAAAATGATAAAGTAGCCCCGAATGGCACTTTTGACGCTGCCGAAGAGGAGGAGGATGATAAAATGCAGTCAGAGAAGGAAGAGAAAGAAGCGATTAGTATTACCAATTTTGAAAAAGCGATAGAAGCGTTGGAGGCGACACAGGCGACGATAGGTGAGATATTTGGTGGGATAAGAGACTTGCTGACTGGTATAAAGGAAAATATTCAAGGAGAGCAGGTTGAGCCTCTCTCCGCTGAATCTGACGAAGACGACACACAGCCAGAAACGACAGAAGAGCCGAACAAGGAAGAAGAATTAGAGCCGGATGAATCGGTGGAAACAGGGGAGACTGCTGAAGAGACCACAGGGGAGACGGAAAACTCATCCGGGGATGATGACAGGGTTGCACATTTGATGGCGTCAGTTGAGGAACTCAAGAGCAAATTGGAGGAGTAAAAAGAGTTTGGGGGAGTACAAATACCGGAGGGAGGCCGGCATGTGGTAGGTGAAAGTAGATGCCGGACATAACTGTAGAGCAATTCACAACCATCGAACAGACAATCAGCACGTTGAATGAAAGATTAGATGGTTTGAAGGGCATGGCAGAGAGGATGGAGGCTGTTGAGAAACAGCTTGAGGATGCGCAGAGAATTATTGCGGTAAACAAAAAAAGGGACATCTCGCATTACAATGAAGAAGAGGCTTGGGGCGTAAAGAGCGTTTTGGATATTCCCGAAGGGTTGACTGCAAAGGGAGTGCATGAAAATGTCGTCGTTAAATCTCCTGGCGATAGCGAAATCATCAAGGGATTTCAAACGATAAATGATGATGTTTTTATCCTGGCGAGGTTATTGGGAAAAGATGTTGGCGAATTGGCCTATTGGGATAAGCCTCATCGACAATTGACCGGGCTGACCCCCAGGCAATTTACAGAAAAGACAGGATTGGGAAAAGCCTTGAATACGGCAAATGGCTCCGGAGGAAACTGGGTTCCCCAAGGCTGGGGCGATGAAATGCTGACGGATTACCGGCAACAACTCTTGGTTGAAGATGTGTTTCAATCGTTTGATATGCCACAAGACCCATTCAATTATCCGTTCCAGGATGCTGGTGGCATCACGATTTATCTGCGACAGGAACCGACGGAAGATGAAGCCAGCAAGATAACAGCGAGCCAGCCGTCAGATGATAACATTCAAT